TACGAATATTTAAACAATTCATTTGAGTACTTAAATGTACCATACAAATATATTATTACAATTGTACTTGATTAATTTAAACTCAATGAATAGAGTTTAATATTGTTAATAACCTAATGATAACAGAAAATTAGTATCTGCTGTAATCATAACACTATGTTTAGTGTAAACTGTTACTATTGTTACTGTTTTATAAGCATCTTGTTGCATTATTAAACAAAATGTTATGTACTCTTCTGGTGTTAATGTAATTGTTTTCATATTATCCTTCATAAGTTTGATTTTCTAAACCATTAAGTTCACATTCGTTTTGTAAATCAATTAACTGTTGAAGTTTATTAGGTGGAAATGATACATAATCGTATTCAGCCTCAATTTCTTTTTTAGTTAATGCAACAGCATATCTTTCAATAACTGTTGTACCAATAGAATGATTTACAAATTCTATTGTAAAAGGATTATATCCTAAAATGTTATGTGTTATCATTGTGTTTTGCACATTATTACAACTTGCCAGTTGATTGTTAAATTGTTAGTAATTAATTGATTGTTTGTATTTTATACTTAAAACTTTGATATTTACTTTACAGAACCTACAACTCTTAGTAGTTTTCTTTTTTTTAGAAGGTTCAATAAACAAAAGGTTACAGATGTATAGCCTTGCATTTGCAACTACATTTAACTCTATCCTTTTTATTTTAGTTAGGTGCTGTTTTTCAATAAAGAAAACCATATCAAAGAAATTGGTGTCCTCTGCACTCAGTTGTAATATTTCATAGCCTATAGACCACAAATAAATTGTGTATGGAGTAATTCTTACATACTTCATATTACAACTGTTAACCATAAGGTTAGTGCAAGAGTAGAAGCTTAAAGGTTTACCAACCTGAAAAAGTTACTAGAATATGCTAGGAATAGCAATCCATTGTAAAACAAGTCCTTGATGTTCTTTATCAACAATAACATATTGTATAGTATCACCTCTTAATAACTTATTAAAGTTTTTAGTAGTAATAAAATATGTTCCATAACTGTCATTAAACATGAAACAAACAGATGCTTTGTTAATGTGAACTAACTTGATTTGATTTAAAGATAATGTTTTAAGCATAATTGTAATAATTAATTAAAAATGAAAAAGGGCATTTCACCCTTTAATGTTTTTACTTGTTCCAACTTTCTAAAGAAATTTCACTTGTTCTGCTAGATTCCTCTATTTCACCAAATACAATTACTGATTCATACAAAGTTTTAAACTCTTCTTCGGTAATACCCAAAGCTTTAGCTTTATCACTAGTGTAATAACCAGACATTTCTTTAGTTTCAAAAGTTGGTTCTTCAGTCCTTGCTTTTAATACATCAACTACTTTATGTTTTCTTTTGTTATAAGAATACATTACTTTGTTGTTGTATTTATCATAAGATAAGAATACACGATTAACTTCTGAATTGGTATCTTTACCAAAACCCTCTATTTTAGGTGCTTCATATAAGCCGCATAAAACTTCAGTTGCAATTGTTGGATTTGCAGTTGCATTAATTACCTCCAAAAGGTCTTCTACATTTAATGTAGGAAATTTAGCTTGTAATAAAGCTTTAATGATTTTGTTCATTTTGTATAAATTGTTTTTTAAATTGGGTTGAAATGGTTGAATTATTTTGATTGGTAATTGAAATAAGTGAGATAAAATAAAAAACCTACTTGTATTACTACTTTCGGTTTTTATTGATAATCTGCACTATTATCTCCTTCACAATTGATTTACAAGCATTTACAAATCATTTTTTAACTGCTAACACTTGTCTTTGACTGATTATTAATCAGGAAGTAGCTTTATTTAAAAAATGATTAGTATGCCATGTTTCACGTGGAACAATTACTTTAACTTGATGATTGCCGATAGCTTAATTAGATTGTATGAATTAGTAAAGGCTATAAAGCCTTTACTAAATACATTTCTGTTGAACCGTCAACACCCTCTCTAGCCGCTAAATGTTGGATTACTAACATTTCGGCAGAGATGATTTTAACAATATCATCAGCACTAAACCAAAGGTCTGCACCTTTAGGATTTACGAATTTATATCCGTTTCCTTTGGTCTTTACAGGTTCTGATACACCTAATTTTTTAAGCAAATCAGCACGAGTTATTTCGATTTCTGAAATAACCTCACGACTATCTTTTTTGATAGACGATAAAAATTGATCAATAGTCATAATATACGGGTTGCCGTTAGTGGCAAAATTAGATAGGGGGTTCGGATTGACCTGCCCTCCACTTTCACACTCATAAAATTTAAAAAAAATTTTAAAAAAAAAATTATATGTATTTAAATATAATTCAAACTATATAAGTTTACCTATCATATTTTAGAGTATAAAGGAGGTATTTACTTAATGGATTATAAATCAGCATTTTAACTTGAGATAGTAATACAGCACTATTACTTCAAGTACTACAAGCTATAGTACTGAAGTACTACAAGCTGCATTACTTGAAGTATCACAAGCTGTAGTACTGGAAAAGTGTCCACTAATTTATCATGTAAAGTTTTTAAACTATTTATCCACAATATATTAAGTATTATTTTTTATAGTAATGAAAAATATTACTTGTAGTAATGAAATATAGGATTATCTTTGTACCATAATTCTGAAGCAAATGAATTTAAAATGTTTAGGTTTGTTAAAATGATGATAACTGAAAATAAAACTTATATAGATGAATGTAAAACAATGAGTCAAATTCATGTATATAATGAACTAATTAAAAATATGGATGAAAATCAATTGTGGTTTTCTAATTCTACTTCTAGGATAAAGATATGTAATAGTTTAAATTTATCAGATGGAAGAGTTAAAGCTATTGTTAAAGAATTAACAGATTTAGGATTATTACATAAAAAAATGAAAGGTATTTATTTAATATCTAAGGTATTTGTATCAACAACAAAAGAATAATATGGAAAACAATATAATAACAACACAAGAGTCCCAATATAAATTAGTTGGGTTTGTAACTAATCAAAATAAAGAAGCTTTAAGAACAAAAAATAATTATATTATAAGAGTTTTACCAAATGGTGAATTTTTAGCAGTAGAATTACAAGGAACTCAATTTGAAATGGATATTTTAACTCGTCAATATTCAGTAAATGATAAAGACTATAGTGAAACAGAAGAAGAAATGTTACAACACTGTATAGAAATTTTAAAATATACTCCTTATTTAGAAATAGATAAGTTAGAAATAGTAAAATCAAAATATAGTACAAATGAAAACTAATATGAAAGAAGAAAAAACAAAATCAAAATTATCTATGGGATCAGATGGTATCCTTACAGAAGTTAAGTTTAAAGAAGAAAGTAAATTTGAAGGTATTCCTGACTTAAAAGGATTTAAACTACCTGCACCTAACAGGTTGTTACTTAGACCATTACCTCAAGAAGATGTAACTCTACCTTCTGGTGTAATTATTCCTGCATCAGCAGCTGAATATAAAGCTGTTGTAGCTTGTTCTCATCATAATTCTCCATATAAAAAAGGAGATGTAGTTGCTGTAGATGTTAATATGTTTCCTAATTTATGGGAAAACGGTAGAGAAACTCAATATAAAAACATTCCTATAGTGTATATAGAAGGAGAAGAAGTTTTAATTACTTATGAATCACATATAATTGGATGTTATGGACAACGAATTGAAGAGTAGTTTAAATGAAATAGGTATTGAATTGCCTGATGAATTAACTGAAACTTTAGATAAACATTATGCTGTTCCTTATGTTACTTTTGAAGATGGGACTAGGTTATTTAAATCTTATAATCCTGAAAGACAAGCTATTGCAGGAGAAACATTTGAAGAATATAAGTTTAGAAGAAAGATAATGGTTAAAGGATTGAAGATTAGGAAACAACAAGGAATTAAAAACAATTAAAAATAAATAATATGAATAAAGTAAATTTTGGAACTGCTATTGAAGCAGTAAAACAAGGAAAATTAATTGCTAGAGAAGGTTGGAATAGAAAAGGAATGTTTTTATTTCAAAGACCAGAAGATGAATTAGATATAGATATGATTATTAATAAAGTTAAATCTATACCTCAATCAGTAAAAGATTATTATGATGTTAATACTAAACAAAATTTATTACATCCAGTTAAAATTAAATTTACAGCTTATCTTTGTATGAAAGCTGCTGATAATACAATAGTAAATGGTTGGTTAGCTTCTCAAACTGATATGCTTGCAGAAGATTGGATAATTTTAGAATAATTAAATGATAATCAAGCTATTCCATACTGAACTTGAAGATGCTTTAACTACGTCTAATACTTTTATAAGTAATTATAAAGAACATGATATAGAAGTAGAAGATTATATTTATGTTGTGGAGAAAGGATTTTTACTTATTTTTGTAATATGAATCCGTATAGTGAAGTATTTACAACTAATTATGGGATAGCCTATGATAATTGGGTTCCGATAGATCTTGCTCCTGATGAACTAACTACAGTATATTTATGGTGTAACTATTATATATATGTAAAAAGGTCTAATTATTATTTGTTTTTAACTATTCTTGATAATAATAATAAAGTTTTATTTAGAAATTATGTTGTTACTATTAGTGATTATTTAAAAATAAAAAAGAAATTAAAACATATTAAAAAGTGTACAGAAAAAGATTGGGTATATATTATTGGAAATCAAGAAGAATATCTTATAGATAACAATGATAATTATTTAATACCATGACATTACCAGCAAAAAAACGACTATTTTCATTTGATTCAACAACAACTACTAATTCAACTGATAAACTTGTAGTAGAACAAGGAACAGAAATTAAAATATCTACTTTAGATAAAGTAAGAATTTGGTTACAAGGACTGTTTGATTTAAGATATGCTCCTATTTCATCTTTTTTAAATGGAATAGGATTTGTAAAAGTATCTGGAACAACTGTTAGTTATGATAATACTACTTATGCTCCTTTCAATACTTTATACTATATAGGTACAACTCCTCTTAATTTAAATAGAAGCAGTGCATCACAAACCTTATCAGGAGTTAATATAGATGGTAACGCAGCTACAGTAACAAATGGTTTTTATAATACTAGTTCTTTTAATTTAGGAACTACAAGTATTCCTGTAAATAGAGCTAGTGCTACTCAAAACTTAACTGGTATTAATATAGATGGTTATTCAGGAACTGTATTAGATACTAATTTAGGAAAATCTAGTGGATTTATTGGAGGTAAAGCTTTTACATCTCCTGGGCATTATTCAAAACCTTCTGGTTATCAAGAGTTTGTAGTTAAAGCCGGTTCTATAGGAATACCAGATTCCGCTAGTGGTTATTTAGCATATAATGTTATAGGTAGAAGAGATACAGATAGTGGATATTTTGCTACATTAACAGATGAAAGCAATATGTGGTTTACTTATAATTTATTTGGAAGTGCTTATCCTACTTGGATTAAAGTTCAAACTAATGTAAATACAAGTGCAACTTATAGTAGTGGAAATACTTTTGTTAATACTTCTACTTCTAGTGGATTAATTACATTTAGTACAGTTCCATCTTCAGGTACTGGTCAAACATATACAATAACTAATAGTTATTTTGGCAATGCAACTATAGCTCAAGCAGCTATAATAGATTTTAGTATTAAATATTTAAATCCATTTGACATTACTTATCCTCCTGTTTTATTATTAGCTGGTTATTTTATAAATTCAAGTGGACAAATAACTGTAAGAATATACAATGCTGGAGTTGGAACAGCTCCAAGTAGCTTTCAATTATGTTATAACGTAATAGGATAAATGGATTTAAAAAATGAGATTAAACAATTAGCTATTAAACATAATTTAACTCAAAGTGAAGTTAAAAAGATTTGGCAATCTCAATTTAAATTTACTTCTTACATAATGAGTTTAGATTATAATAGTAAAGAAATTGAAGAAAGAAGAAATATAAAACTTAGAGGGTTCGGTACTTTTGAATTTTCTAAATATAGAGCTAAAAAAATAACAGATTTAAAACAATTAAAAGATGATAGACAAAGAAACATTTGTAAAAAGATTACCTAAAATTGATACAGAAATATCATTAATAGATATGTGTAACAATACTATTCAAACTTGTAATATAATGGATAATGAAGAGTTAGCTATTTATAAAACAATTAAAGCTCATGCTGAAAGTATTCTTCTTAGAACTATTGAACAATTAGACAAAGTAACTAATCCTGTAAATTATAATGAGCATACTAGTTTTAAAAATGAAGATTTTGAAATAGATAAAGAAACTCAAAAATGGCATAATTCTATAGCTAGACCTTATAAAGAAGAACAATTCAAACGAAGAATCTAATGGTACAATTTAAAAGGTTATATTTTGATATTGAAGTAAGTCCTAACATAGGATTCTTTTGGCAACCAGGTTATAAACTACAAATTCCTCATGACAATATTATAAAAGAAAGAGCTATAATATGTGTATGTTATAAATGGGAACATGAAAAAGAAGTACATTCTTTAGAATGGAAAAAAGGAAATGATAAGCAATTACTTATTAAATTTCTTAAAGTTCTTAATGAAGCTAATGAAATAGTAGGTCAAAATTCAGATAACTTTGATGTTAAATGGTTAAGAACTAGATGTTTATATCATAAAATAGAAATGATGCCTACATATTCTTCTGTTGATACTTATAAATTAGCTAAACAATATTTTAGATTTAATTCTAACAAATTAGATTATATGTCTTCTTTCTTAGGATATGGAAATAAAATACATACTGAATATGATCTTTGGAAAAAAATAGTTTTAGATAATGATACTAAAGCTATGCAGTCAATGGTTAAATATTGTAAAAAAGATGTTCTTTTAACTGAAAAAGTTCATCAAGCAATGAAAAACTATACTAAACATAAAACTCATGTTGGAGTAACTATAGGAGAAACTAAAATAGATTGCCCTGAATGTGGTTCAGACCATATACAATCTAGAGGTTATAGTATAACAGCAGCTGGTACAAAGTTTAAAAGATGTCAATGTCAAAGTTGTGGTAAATGGTATCAAGTTAATCTTAATGTTTATAACAAAGCAATATCAATTAAAAATAATAAAGCAATAGTATGAAATTTGTAACCTTACCTATATTATGTGAACTTGAAGATGAAGATACTTCTTATAATGATTTATTAGATGAGCTTAATCTTCAAGGAGATAAAGAAAGATTCTGGAAAGATATTTGTTTTAATAAAAAAATATTAGAAGAAGAAATGCTTTCTATTGAACCTAGAAAAAACAATGATGAAAATTCGTTAATGACTTTTTATGGAGGTTCAACTCTAATTGTAGATTTAAATCTTAAAGAGTTAAAAGATGTTTTAAATGATACCATCTAAATTTAAAATACTAGGACATGAAATTGAAGTAGTAATAGATAATATCTATTGTCATCATCATGAATGTCAAGGTAGATTTTTAGAATGGGATAATAAAATAATATTAGCCGATAGATTTAAAACAGCTAGAAGCTGGAGAAAATATAAAAAATCTGTTGTTGAACATACCTTCTATCATGAATTAGCTCATTGTTTACTATACTATACTGGAAACAAGATATGGTTAAATGAACAATTAGTTGATACAGTAGGAGGTTTACTTCATCAATATAATTTAACAAAAGAATGAAATTATTAGCAGTAGATAAAGAAATGAATGTGGAAATAGAACCACATTGTTATGAAATAGAGGAATTTAAGAATGTTATTAAAAGAATTAAAAAAACTAAAGGTGATACTGACGGAAGAAAGAAAGAATTGGCTAAAAAAGAACTTGCCTATATTTATCACATGGCTTCTAATGATTCTATTTATGCTAATTTTTCGGAAAGAGATAGACATTTTAATCTTTTAAATGATGTATTTGGAGATTCTAGTTATAAAATAGATTCTGAAGTTAAATTAGCTATTGAAAAGTATAAAGAGTTAAATATTACTCCAGCTTTAAAGCTAATTGTAACACTTACAGAAACTCTTCATAAAACTGATAAAATTATTAAAGCTATTATTGAACAACTTGAAGAAAATTTAGAAAATAATACTCATAAACAACAATATGTTAAAATGGGTAATGCTGTTAAAACTGGTGTTCAAATAACTGTTGATGATATTAACTGTTTAATGGATGTAGGCAAAAGAGTACCTTTAATGTTAACTGAATTAGAAGGATTGCAGAAAAAAGTAGAAAAAGAAAAAGAAGAAAAAGCTTCAAGAATAAAAGGAAAGCTAGAAGTAAGTAATAGAGAAAGATAATGTTAGATATAGGAATTTACGGTATTAATACGGATGAATTTCGTAAACCAGCAATTGAATTTTTAAAGAATGGTAAGTATATTGGTGCTGAAAAGAACAGCAGAGAATATAATAACTATTGGGATGAACAAGAATACTATTGTAAAAATGGTTATTCTGTTGGTGGTGTAAAAATTACTGGAGAACACTATTTTTACCTTAATTTCTGTCAAATAGTTTTAAAAAGAGATGTACTTGGTGAAACAACTAAGTCAAATAAAGTTAAACAAACTAAATTACTAACATTTCCTGATTTCTGGGATAGTGATTGGTATTATTTTACTGAATGTGAAGCTGCTAAAAATGAAGGCCAGCACGTTATAGTTTTAAAACCTAGACGTAGAGGGTACTCATTTAAAAATGCAGCTAAAACTGCTTATAATTATAGCTTTTTTAGAAACTCTACTTCACTTATTATAGCTGAACAATCAGGTTATGCTGAAGAAACATTGTTAATGGCTGCTGCTTATCTTGATTTTTTAATAAAGCATACAGATTTTGGTAAATCTAGGATAGTAGATAAACCTAGAAGTCATTTAGAATCAGGATTTAATGAAATATTACCTGATGGTCGAAGAGTAATTTCTGGTTACAGGTCTAAAATACTATCTTTAACTTCTAAAAACAATCCTGACGTAGCAAGGGGTAAAGATGCTAACGTAATTCTTTTTGAAGAAGCAGGTTCTTTTACTAATTTAAAATCTACTTACTTAGCTACACTTCCAACTGTACAAGCTGGAACAGGTGTATCTGGTCAAATTTTTTGTTATGGAACTGGAGGTGACTTTAGTGGTGGTATTGTAGACTTTGAAGATATGTTCTATAATCCTGAGCCTTACAACTTTAGATCTTTTGATAATTCTTGGGAAGAAGGAATGTCAGGAACTAAAATAGGTTATTTTTTACCAGATTATTATTCAAAAGATGGTTTTATAGATAATAACGGTAATTCTAAAACTAAAGAAGCATTAGCTTTTATTGAAGCTGAAGTAGAAAGAGTTAAAAGAACTTCTAAAGATTCTAATACTATTGATAAGGTATTAAGTGAAAATCCTAGAAAACCATCTGAAGCTTTTATTAAATCTTCAAGTAATATTTTTCCTAAAGCTGAAATACAATCTCAAATTAATAGAATTAAATCAGAAAGATCACTTCAATTTTTAGGTACAACAGGTAGATTAGTTGTTAATTCTTCTAATATACTTGAATGGCAACCTACTACTGATGTTAAACCTATTTTAAATTTTCCTGTTAAAAAAGATGTAGATGGAGAAGGATGTATTATTGTTTATCAACCTCCTTACAAAAATGGAAATGAAACTCCACCTGATTTATATTTTATTTGTCATGACCCTTATGCTACTGATAATGAGAATGGTCAATCTTTAGGAGCTTGTTTTGTTATTAAAAGAATTAATAATTTTAGTAAACCTTATGATTTAATTGTAGCTGAATATGTAGCTAGACCTAAATCACAAGATGAATATAATTATAACCTGTTTAATTTAGCTAAATATTACAATGCTAAAATAGTATTTGAAAATGATAGGGGAAATGTTATAGAATATGCTAGAAGAACTCATCAATTAGGATGGCTTCAAGAAGAGCTAGATATTTTTGATAAAGATGGAGGATTAAAAGGTAAGTTAAATAGAAAATACGGATATTCAATGTCTAACAAAGAACTTAAAAGACAATGTGCTCTATATTTTAGAGATTGGTTACTTACTGAAAGAGAAAAAGATATAAATGGAAACGTAGAATTAAATCTACATAAAATTTATTCTATTCCTTTATTAGATGAAATTCTTAAATTTAATTATGAAGGAAACTTTGATAGAGTCCTTAGTTTATTTGGAGCTATGCTTTATAAACAACAATTAAATTTAAAACCACCTCCTGAACAAGAAGATAAGTATATATACAATGATGAGTTCTTTAATAGATTCAAATTTGTTAATAATCAAAACTTATATTAGATTTGTAACTAAAATATTTAAAAATGAGTGAAGTTCAATATATTTCTGATATACCAAATCAGAACATAAGTTATGCTGCTAAAATAAAAGATGATTATGACTGGGGTAGGAAGACTATGCTTGCTTATATCCAAAGATCTTCATTTTCTACTAACACTTATAAAATGTGGTTAAAAAAACTATATGACTATTATAATGGACATATAGATATTGAAGACTACAAATTAGTAACTGCCCCTTTTGGTAAAGAAATTGAAGGAGATTGGGCTGATGTTAAAAACTATCCTATTATTAAACCTAAAGTAGATTTATTAAGAGGAGAATTTAGTAAAAGACCTAAAGACATGACAGTATATGTTGTTAACGATGATGTTAATAGCAAAATGCTAGAAGAATTAAACAAACAAATTAACGATAACCTTGAACAACAATTTATAAATACTCTTAATGAAGCAGGTGTAGATACTGGTATTCCTTCTCAAGAAATACCTACTCCAGAATATATTAAAGAACAATTTGAATCTAGTTATAGAGATAAAAGAGCTATTAACGGTCAACACGCTATTAATTTTATTAGTCAATACAATAAATTAGATGAAGTATTTGATGTTGCTTGGTTTGATTGGATGGTAACTGGAGAAGTATATACTAGAAAAGGAATTGAGCATAGTGAAATATTTGAAGAAGTTGTAAATCCTTTAGATATTGATTATGATAAAGATCCTGATTTACAGTTTATTGAAGATGGAGATTGGGTAGTAAGAAGAAAGTATATGTTACCTTCTTCTATTATAGATATTTTCTATGATGATTTAACTATGGATGAAATAAATCAAATAGAAACTTTAGCTATTCAAGGTCCAGCGTTTTCAACTACATCACCTTTTCTTTATGATAGAACAGTTCCTTTTAAAGCTTATTCTAGATTAATAGAAGTTCTTCATGTAGAATGGAAAAGTAAAAAGAAGATTGGTATTGTAGATTTTGTAGATGAAATGGGGCAACCTCAATCTTTAGAAGTTACTGAAGATTATACAAAAACAGAAGGGCAAACTCTTAAATGGTATTGGGTAAATGAAGTATGGGAAGGTTATAGAATAGGTACTACTTTATATAAAAGAATTAGAGCTTTACAAAACCAAAGAAATTCTATAGATAATCCTTCTAAATGTAAACTATCTTATAATGGTAGGGTATTTTCTAATAGAAATTCAAGAAATATATCTATGGTTACTTTAGGTATTCCATATCAAGTACTTTATAATGCTACTATGCACAGGTTAAAACTGGCTATGGCTAAGATGAAAGATGATATGGTTATTTTAGATATTAATCTAAAACCTAAAAATTGGGAAATTGATAAGTGGTTATTAATGGCTGATCAAACTTCTATTATGTTTGCTGATTATGCTAAAGAAGGAGTTAATAGAAATAATAATACTCAATCTAGATTACAAATAGCATCTTCAACTATCCAAGCTTATATAGAATTACTTAGATTTATTAAACAAGAATGGGATGAAGTATGTGGTATTACTAAACAAAGAGAAGGTCAAATAACTTCTTCTGAAACAGTAGGTGGAGTAGAAAGAGCTGTAGTTCAATCTTCTTTAATTACTGAAGTTTACTTTGCTTACTTTGATCAGTTTAAAGAAAGAGAATATCAAGGATTACTTGATTGGTCTAAATTAGCTTGGATTAATGGTAAGAAAACTAGCTTTGTAATGCCTGAAACATCTAAAACTATTTATATGGATATAGATGGTATAGAACATTCTGAATCGGAATATGGAATATTTGTAACTAAATCTAGTAAACTACAAGAAAAAATTAAAATGGTTCAGTCTATAGCTCAACCTTTAGCACAGAATGGTACACCAGGTTCAACTATTGTTGAGATACTTGAATCTGATAATCTTGCCGATATTAAGATGAAGTTAAGAGCAGCTGAAGTTAAAATGCAAGAATATTCTCAAATGAAAGAAAAAGCTCAACAAGAACATGAGCAGCAAGTAGTTCAAATGCAGAGTGAAATGGCAGATAGAAATCAACAATATGTTCTTGAGCAAATTGATAGAAAAGGTGAATGGGATATGAGAAAAACAGAACTTACTGCTTTAGGTATGGATGAAGGAGATGATAATACAGCTATTCAAAAAGCTATGATTGATGCAGGTCTTAAAGAAAAAGAACTTCAAATTAAAAATAGAGAAATAGATGCTAATCAATTTAATGATGACAAACGAATGGCTCATGAATCAAGAATGAAACAAGAAGAAGTTAAAATTAAAGAAAAAGAAATGGCTAACAAATTAGCTATTGCTAAATCAAAACCTAAAACAGCTACAAAGTGATATAAATAATTACTCAATTAAAAAGTAGTTTAATAGTATAGAAATAAATTTAATAAATATTAATTTTGAATAGAAAATGAAAGATGAAAGTAAAGGAATATCAGCTCCTGACTCAATGGTAGAAGGACTTGATGATGTTTTAAATGATGTACCTAATATTGTTCCTATTGAACAAGAACAACTAGGTGATGATGTTAAAACAGATGATGAATCAGTTGAAACTGAAACTAAAAAAAGAGGAAGACCTGCTAAACAAAAAGAAGAAACAAAAGCAGAAGAACCTGAAAAAGTTAAAGAATCTGTTAAAGAAGATTTTAAAACTGAAGAAGAAGAACCTGAAGAAAATTCAGAAGAGTCTTTAATTAAAACAATAGCTAGTAAATTAGGTATTGAATTAGGAGAAGATGATGAATTTGAAGATTCTGAAGAAGGTTTAATAGCTTTTACTGAAAGAGCTGGTAAAGAATTTGCCGATCAACAGTTAAATAACTTCTTTGAAGAACATCCTGATTTAGGAGAAATTTTTGATTATGTAATGTTAGGTGGTAATGTAGAAGATTATTACAAAGCTATAACACCTGAAATAGATTACAAATCAATAGATATTGATAATGAATCAGTACAAAAATCTGTTTTAAAAACTCTTTATAGAAATAATGGGTATTCAGATGAACAGATAACAAAGAAACTTGATAAATTTGAAATAGCTGGTATATTAAAAGAAGAAGCAGAAGAAGCTTCAATATTATTAGCTAAAGCTCAAGAAAAAGAAAAAGGTGCTCTAATAGAAAATCAACGTAGAGAAGCTGAAGCGTCAAGGCAACGTCAAGCTAGAATATGGGGAGAAATGGAGCAAATAGTTAAAAATCGTAAAGTACAAGATTTTGAGATACCTGTATCTGAAATTCAATCTACTTTAGATTATATGAAAAAACCTGTTAAAAACGGAATGAGTCAATGGCAAATTGATCAAAACGATTTAACACTTGAAGATAGAGCTGCTCTAGCTTTCTTTATGAAGAATAAAGGTAAATTAGGTAAGTATATTAATCAAGCTGCAACTACTCAAAGAGTATCAACTCTAAGAAGTAAGTTGACAGGAGGTAAAACAACGATGAAAAGTGGAATGGGGAATGATAGCATAAATACTAATGATGATATAGTATTTGATGCAAGACCCACTAAAAAATAAAACTTTTAAAAACAAATATAAATAAACATGGCTCAATTAGTATTCGACCAACAATGGAACGAACAAATGAAAACCAACGATACGTCTTTAGCAAAGATGTTGATGTTGAAACCTGACCAATTATCTCCAGTATTAACATATCTTATGGGAGATGAAAGTCAAAGATTTCCTCTCATGTACCTTTCTGAAGGTATGAAAGCAATGAAAGAAATAGAAGGTGATGAGTATGAATATGACGTAATTGGACGTCTATTCAAAGCTATTCCTTTAGCAGCAACTGTATCAACTGCAAATGCTGGTATCGGTTACTCTACTTTTACTATTCAATTTCAAGAAAAATTATTTCCTAAAGATTACACAATCTTAACTCCTAATGGTTATCAATTAACAGTAGTAGGTGAACCTTACCAAACAAATGGTTTGTGGAGCTTTCCTGTAAAATTAGTAGCTAAAAACAGTTCACAGTTTTTACCTTCTTCTGAATTAACTGCTGGTAACTTGTTCTCATTAGGTTGGGCAGCTGTAGCATCATTTGGTTCAACTGGTAATGAGTCAGTTTCTACTGCTCCTTATAAAGTGAGAGGTGATATTACTACTCTTCGTAAATCTTACAAATGGGAAGGTAATGTAAAATATCGTTCTACTGTAACTGTAAAACTTCCTACTTCTGGTGGTGGAGAAAAATCTTTATGGTGGCCGTTTGAAGAATACCAACACAACTTGTCATTCCGTCAAGAATGTGAAACTAACTATTGGTATTCAACTTCAAATCGTGATGCTTCAGGTATTGTTAATGAAAGAGATGTTAATGGTAATCCTATTGTTCGTGGTTCAGGTATTCTTGAGCAAATAATGAACAAAGATACTTTTGGTACTTTGACAGTAGATAAAATTCATCAAACAATTCGTAGTACTTTCTACGGTATGTCTGATGCAAGTAATAAAGTTGTAACAATCTTTACTGGTATTGGTGGTCGTCAAGAATTTGATGATGCTATGAAAGCAGATTTAGCAGCTAGAAGTTACATTAAATTAACTGATGCTCAATTCGTTACTGGTTCTGGTTATTCATTAGCTTTAGGTGGATACTTTGATATGTATCAGCACGTTGATGGTTACAAAATTATAATTAAAACTGCATCTATTTTTGATAATGGACCTCAAGCTTTAGCGTCACCTAGACATCCTAAAACTGGTTTACCATTAGAATCACATAGATTAGTATTTGTTGATACATCTACTTATAACGGTGAAAACAACCTTGTAATGGTAACTAAAAAAGGCCGTTCAATGGTAAGAGCAGTTGTTAAAGGTATGAATGAAGTATCAGCTAATTTAACTGGTAATGATTCAATTGCAACTGATAAAGATGCAAGTTCAATTCACTTTATGAAAGCAGGTCAAGTAGTTCTTAGACGTTTCAATACTTCTATCGACCTACGTTGTGTAGCTGGATTGTAGTATAAAATTTAAACTAGGAGTAGAAATACTCCTAGTTTTATATTGAGTTGTAGTGTTAATGGCAGCACAAAATACAATGGAGTATTTTAGCTGGGGTTCGATTCCCTGCCCTCAACAAACTTAGAAAAAAAGAAAAAAAGATGATTAAGATTCAACGAAAAGAGTACAAAAGACACGGTTTTGCTAAACAATTAGCTTCGGAGTCTGTAGCAATTATTGGTTCATACATGACTAAAACAGGTCAATCAGGTTGTGGACTATCATTGGAAGAAAAGAAAAAATGGATGCCTTTAATTTTAGCTATTGATAGTAAAGATATAGCTTTTTTAAAAGAGGTTAATAAGTACTTTGACACTATGTCCATTAATGTTCCTTATGAAGGAGTTAGTTTAGATGAAACAATAGGAGAAGATGGAGAACCTAATAATGTAGAAGAATTTATTAAATATAGATTCATTATGGGTCATCCGTATGTAGCTAAAGATCCTCAAGCAGCTGAAGCTGATGAAAAGAAACTATTTTACATAGAAAATGCTGAAGCTGAACTTCAAGCTAAATCTAAGAAAATTGGTAAGTCTACTAAAGCTTATATTGAGTTAGGTAAACTAATTGAAAATGAAGTTAAGATAGATTGGATACTTAGAGCATTATCTGTTAAGCATACTTCTATTGGTTCTATTGATAAAATAGCTTCAATGAAAAAAGCTGAAAAAGAAGTAGCTTTAGAAGAAATTGTTAAAAAAGATCCAGATTTCTTTATTACTTTAACATCAGATGATACTTTAGAATATAGAGCTGAAGTAGCTTCTATGGTTGAAGCAGGTATTTTTCAAAGAGTAGGAAACGACTATATTAATGGTACAGAAAATTTAGGAGATATAAATGCTGTAATAGCTTTCTTTAAAAATCCTAATGAATCTGAAAAAGTAGTAATATTAAAAGCTAAACTTAAACAATTCGGTAAAGAATTAAAAAGAGAAGCTAAAGAAGAAATAAAATCAAAAAAAATAAAAGAATAGGGTCAAACCTATTCTTTTTATAAAACTATGAGTAATATAAAAGAATGGCATATATTGTTGGACCAAGAATTAAATAAAGTAAATTCTGCTTTATATGATATTCTGACTCCTCAAGAAAAAGACATAGCTTTCAATAAAAATATTGAAAAGTTTGTTAAACAAAGATATGGTGCTAATTCTAATGCTAAACAAAAAGGTTTTGAGCAATCTCAAAAAAGAATAGATGATTTAAGAGAATTGGTTAAAATTAATTATAGTTTAACTGCTTATAAACCTAGTTTTGATGATATTGATTTTAATTCAATGGTAAAAGCAGAACTTCCTTCTGATTATTGTTTATCAATAAACACAAGAAGTCAAATTAGTTATGTTGATTGTGGAACTTTTACTTATCAAGAAGTTCCTAAAAACGAATACTATTCTGTATTACCTGTTAGTTCTTTTGTTAATACAAATTGGGGCACAACTAGATTAAAAACATTTTTATATAAAAATCCAGATGTTTATTATCTTGTTTCAGCAGCTGGTCCAGGAGCTCCAGGTTATAATATTTTTTATATGACAACTAATTTAGCTGCTATTAATTGGAGTGTTAATGACCCAATTGTTTTTGTTACAAAAGGAGGAACCGATTCAAACATTCAAATAGGAACAACTTATTATATAAAAACTATTACTTCTTCTAGTATGACTATTTCTGCTAGCCTCGTTGGAGGAGTTGCAGGTCCAGAATTTCAACTTAATGGTACTTTAACAAATACAACTGGAATTAAAAATTTAGGTGCAGATCCATCAAATGTAGATGTAGTAATAGGTACAGATTTAGTAATGACTAATGCTTCAAATTATACAACTGAAGATAATAGTTATATGACTTCTGTAATTACAGATTTCTTAAAAAATAGTTGGAATGGTTTTTCAGGTACAGTAAATTCTGTAACATATAATTATAAATCTAAAGATTTTGAATTTTATTTTGAAAGATATAAAGATTTGTATTTTGCTAATAGTATTATTATAGTATATAAAGGAAGTAATAGTGTTATACCAACTTGGAGTTATTCAACTAATTCAGGTTCTACTTATACAGAATTAACTAATAATACTTATGCACTAACAACGTATGTTTTAGGTGGAACAAATCAAACTACATCTAATAAACAAGTACAAGAAGATGATTTGTTTGCTTTGCAACAAGACCCTTTTAATGCTACTTATTATGAGTTTCCTTTATGTTTTTTTAGTGGCAATGAATTAAACACTTATATTAATATAAATGATTTTGTTGTAAATAAAACTATTTTGTCTTACATTCGTAAACCAAAAACTGTATCTTATTATTTAGATATAAATTGTGATTTACCTGAATTTACTCATAATGAAATATTAAGTATGACAGCTTCGTATTTACTTGAAGAGTTTGAAGCAGGAAGATATAAAACACATCAAGAAACAGTAATAACAAATGAATAAATTTTTAAATTCAATAAATAAATAACAATTAAACAAACAAAAAAATGTCAAAAACAGTTTTCATTGGAAATGCTTCAGCTTACACTACAGCAGCCAACCCAAATTTATTAGCAGCTGGAGAAATTGGAGTTTACTCTATTGCAACTAATGGTACTTTTACTTTGCTTACAAACGGAACAACACCTGGTTCTGGAACTGGTACTGGATTAGTTACTGCTGCTGTAAAACTATTACCTTTAATGATAGCTCAAGGTATTGCTTCAGGTACTACTACTAACTTTAGAAGTGTAACACTTCAACCAAGAAGTGTAATTGCTGGATCAGTTCCTGCTACTGCTACTACTTACTTGTTTTCAATTCCTAATATCTATACAATAGGTTTTTCAGGAGTTTCAGGTGATTCAAACACAATTGTAGGAGCTACTGCTGGTACTTATGGTATTAATATTAATAACATGAGTAAAGGTATTCCTCCCTTTCCTTACACAAGTTGGAACAAATCTTATCCGACTATTGGATCGGCTACACCTTTAAATATAGGTTACGATATGATGAAAGGTATTAATGCTAATACTTTAAATAATATTGCTACTGGTGCTTTACCTGAAGAAACTTTTGTATGGGCTTCTTTACTTTCAGGAACTAGTTCTACTTCATTACGAAATGTAGCTAATAGTGCTGATGTAACTGCTACTGTAACTAATGGTTCTACTGCTGTAATTTTAACAACTGGTTCTAGTACAATTACTGTTGCTGATGGTTCTTATATTAGATTAGGTAGTGCAACTGATTTAGGTGCTCCTATTTATAAAGTATTGTCTGGTTGTACAACTGCCTTAACAGGTGTTACAATTACTTTAGATTCACCTTATGTTAACAGTTCTATGGCTATGGGAGCTTCTGCTTCAACTGTTGCTGTAGGTGGACCTCTTACTCCAGGTGCAACTATAGGTGTTAGATTTGTAGCTTTTGGTAATTCTTTTAATGGTATTCCTGTAACTCAATTAACTCCTAACAAACAAATATTTGTTTATGCTTCAGGTAATTTATTTGATTTAGGAAGTGTAATTACTACAAATACTGTTGTAGCTAAACCTTATTTAAATGCTTCTAGTGCAGTAGTATCTGGTGTTTATCGTGAAGGCCAAGGTCTTGGTTATCAAGTACAAAAAGAAGAATTTATTGCTATGGGTTATTTTGGCTTTAACAATAGAGTATTTTTACCTTTCTCTAATCCTTATTATGCTTTGGCAACATCTAATTATGATGGTTTTGCATTTAAGTATAACGGTTATTGGGAAGATAAAACAGCTCAAGGTATTGGAAGACAAGAAACTTCAGAAATAGAAATATTTTGTGTTACTCCTTCTACTGATTCTGGTGATACTTTAGCTGCGCTGATTGTACCTACAATTATAGCTGCTTATGCTGCTTAGTAATGTGTTTTTATAATTAAATTAAAAGAGGATAGAAATATCCTCTTTTTTTATTTAATATTATATGTTACATTTGTATCTCAAAATATTATTAAAATGAATATAGATAAATCAAACAGTGCTATACCTGTTGGAACAGATACAGTTACTGTTAATAGACAAGGTATATCTGAATATACTTGTACTTTAGAGAAATTAAGAGGGTATAAATCTTATGTAGCTCTTTTTTCTGTAGCAGATGATCCAGCACAAATACCAGAAATTGTTGTTATAAATAATGATTTTAAAACAGATTTTATTTTTACTCCAACCGGCAACACGACCCCCCTCCCCTGGGAGATAACTCCTGTTTCTAATGAAGCTATATTTACAAATAATAAAACAGTTTGTTTTTTTCAAAATTCCAGAATCACCGCCGTCCCCCAATTCGATGCTACAGTTAGTTGGCAATTTTCCCGAACCTCAGATACAACCTGTCTTTTAGCATGGACCGCTGCGGCTCCTCATCAACAAGGAGATGACTTATCTTTTTATAATTGTTCTTTAGAAATAAGAGTTTATAATTAATATTATGGCATTACAAGTAAGAACTAGATTAACACCAGGTTATGATTGGAAAAGTATCTTAGTAGAAGATATTACTGGAACAGGTATAACTGGTTATGGAAATAACCAAGACCCTGTTGGTTTTAGAGAATTATCTGATATTGTGTCAATTAGATTAGAATTAACAAGTCCTTCTTTAATTACTACAATAATAGATATAACTGGAGGAACATTAACAACTTTTAAAACTACTTTACAATATACTGTTACTAATCTAGCTTTAGGATATTTAATAGATGAACCAATAGAAGATGGAATTTGGACTGTTGTTTATACTCCATTTTTTAGTAATGATCCTGTAATTAATTTATCAGCAACCACTCCTAATACTTCTTTAACTTATTTAACAAGTAATAAAACTAGTTTTATAAATGCAACTAAACTAATTAGAATAGCAACAACTACATATTCTAATATACTATCTAATATTAAAGATGCTTTAGCTCCCACAACTTCTATTTTATCTACTAATGTTACTCAAACATCAATGACAGGAAGTCAATATTATGTAGGATTAGGAATAACAAGTTATACACCTATTGCTAGAGAAATTAAAGAATGTTTAGACGGTAAAGTAGCTGATTTATCTGTATGTGACTGTGGATGTTTAGAACTACAAACTATTAAATTAGTAAATATGTATTTATTATATGATGCTATGTTTGTAAATTGTGCAGCTAATAATATTACTAAAGCACAACAGATATTTGATTTATTAACAACTTATTGTGATAAAGATTGTGGCTGTAACAGTTAATATATATAATGACGATCAATTAAAAATAGTATCTGATATACTTGATGCTAATTTTATAAGGTACTCTAACGGTACTTATAATTACTATGCTTATGGTTTAAATTGTAAACATTTATGTATAGTATATAAACTTTATTTAGCTAAACGAATTTTAGCAGATTGGACTCAAAATATGAATGGAGAAGTAGGAACTAACTATAATTCTATTACTGATGAGCAATTTACTAATATTTTAGTTGATGCTTTAAATTATTGTAATTAAATTTGTAAATAAAATGACAAAAACAGACGAACTTTTATTAATAACTTACCAATTGTGGTATTCAAGTATAGCAACTACTCCTGTAACAGCTACTGCTTCTTTAACTGGGACTTTAACTGCATTACCTGATGTTCCTTGTAAAGCTGTTACTTTTTTAACTGCTTGTAATGTTTCAGCTAATAATGGGGCTACTATTGCAATTGGACCTGGATTAAACTTTCCTTGTCAAAATACTAATCAACTTTCTGTATCTGGTTCAGGTACTCTTAACTATATAATTTTAAGATAATGTCAAAGTTTATAACATCAGATCCTCCATATAATGCTGGGTTATACCCAACCACAGATGGTTTTTTAGAATTAGCTAATGGAGTTGCTTTATCTTCTATATTAACTCATGTTACTGACCAATTAAATACTCTTTCTCCTTTAGAATTAAGTACAAATAGTATTCGTATGAATACAACGGCGGCAGCATCTAGAGCTACTTTACAAATAACAAGTATTCCATTTACAACTGGCAATGGAAACACGAACCACCCTGTTTTATTATTTGGTGCTCACGGTGGGGAAATATGGGCAGCAGGTAGTGATGCAGGAACATATCTTGGTATAAATGCTGTTTCTGGATTCAAAGGTAATCTTTTAGATTTTCATATAGGAGGTAATGCAACAAGTATATTTAAAGTAGCAGCTTCTGGAGCAGTTACAACTACTGGTCCTATTACAGCTCCAAGAAATATTGGAATTGTTATTACTCCTACAGTTAGTGCAGGTGCAGTTACAGTAAATTGTTCTTTAGGAGAATTTCATAATATTAATTTAGTTAACGGAGTACCTACAGCAATTACTTTAACAAATCCTGCTATTGGAGTTTATATGCTTAATTTAAAACAAGGTACTTCAGGTTCATGTTTAGCTACATGGTCAACAACAATTATATGGTCTGGAGGATCTGCTCCTGTTTTAACTACAGCAGCTAATCGTATAGATATTATTACTTTAATATATGATGGAGTTACCTGGAGAGGAGTTCCTACATTTAATTTTGCTAGCTAATGAGGATACCTTTTGGATTTTTTGGAAATTTAATAAATAGTATAATAGCAAATTTTAAAAATACAGTTTTTGCAAATAACGGTATTTTTGAAGCTGAAAATTATCTATATAATATTCTTAATTCTTTAATGGCTTATTATAATTCATTTGTTGTATTTATTACAGCTAATGCTTATGAACAAAATTTTTTATTTGCAATTAAACCTACACCAATAACAGAAAATTATTATTTACAAACAATATCAGGTGTTGGAGTTAATAGCTTTTGTACTGCGCCCATTGCTTTAAATGTTTCTGCTAATTTTACGGTTATAATTCAGATAGAGCCATACCTAACCAGTGCTGATGCTATGAATGAGTTTTGTGGAAGTGGCCCAGGCGGTAATGGATGGGCCTTATCTTTAAATTCATCAAGCAGAATAGTATTTACAGCTGCGGGTTTAACATCATCATCAAATGGGGGAATGAGCGGAAATATTCCCAGTTTATTATCTGCAAATCAAGTTCCAACGCTAAGAGTTAAGCAATGGATAAGAATATCAAAAACTGCAGCCTCAACGTATGATTTTTATTATAGTATAGATGGAATTAATTGGACATCATTAGGCGGTTCTTTATTTCCAGTATTTTCAGATAGTTCGGGAGCAAGTGGTACAAGTATAAGAGTTGGATTGGGAAATGGTTCACAAAGTTTTTGTTTTATAGGTAAAATATTTAGGTGTAAATTTTTTTCCGATTCAACTATGACAACCCTATTAGCAGATTTCAATCCCAATGATGCTCAAGTAGGTAGGTATTCTACATGGAAATCCCCTATAACAGGAGAAGTTTGGAGTATATCTCAAAGCTCAGGAAACCCTCAAATATCAAACCAAGGAGTTGCTTTATATACAGGTGGAGGTAGTCGTTTTAGAACTAATAGTGCAGGTTTACTTGAAGATGTTAAAAAGAATCTTATACAATTTAGTGAGGATTTTTCTCAAAGTATTTGGCAAAAAAGTAATGTAACAACTGTCAGCAATAATGCAATAGCACCTGACGGAACTATGACTGCAAGTACTATAACATTTGCAAATGTTAATGCTCAAATTCTTCAAAGTTTCACAACCATTATAGGAGTTAGTTATACTTATACTACATGGGTTAAAGGTATAGCAGGACAAAGAACAAATATAAATATTCTTAAACCAACTTCGCCTTTTGAAAATACTAGTTTAAATTTATTGTTTGATGGTTCTTGGCAAATGGTATCATTAACCTTTACTGCATTAAGTACAACAACAGAAGTTCAAATAAGAAATAATTTTCCCGTTGGTAATCTTACTGCAACAAATTTCAGTTGGTGGAGAGTCATGGTTGAAGTAGGTTCTGCTTATACAGCATATCAATACACAACAACAGATGCAATTTATCCAAGATTAGATTATACTTATGGAGAACCTGCAATATTAAGTGAACCTGCATCAACCAATTATGCTTTACAATCAAATAATTTTAATAATGGTTGGACATTAACAAATATGACTGTTACACCCAATCAACCAAATAGTTTAACAGGTTTAAATGATGCAACATTATTAACACAAACAAGTACAACAGGAACTGTACATAGATTTACCTCTACAACAATTCCAGCAAATACAAGAATATCAAATAGTTTTTATTTTAAAAATGTTAATGCAACTACTTTTAGAGTACAAATGAGTGATGGCTGGAATGGTGAAATAAGTGTTACATATACTGTTAGTGGTAGTTCAACACCTGTATATTTAAGTAATTCAACAAACTCTTTTATTATAAATCCAACATTTAATGTAAAAAGTGTTGGGAATGGATGGTATAAAATAACAACTTCATTTACACTTTATTCATCACCTGCTGTTTTGACCCCAAGTTGTTTATATGTTGGTACAATTGGTAATGGTAAAAGCATATTAATTTATGGTTCACAACTTGAAGATAAGTCTTTTGATACTTCTTATATTCCTACCACAACAGCAACAGTTACAAGGGTAGCAGATAGTTTTAATTATATAAATAATTCTATCATAAATCAAACACAAGGTATATTATATTTTGAATTTTATTTTAATGGTACTAATTCTGCAAATGGCTTCAAAGGATTAATAGGTATTTCAGATGTAAATGGTATAACTAATACAGATTACATTGCTTGTGCTTATAATTCAGATGGGTCTAGTTTACAGGTATTTTTACGAAGTGGTAATGTGAATAGGGTTTCTTCTTTTTTTAGTTCTTTTGCAAATGGTATAAATAAAATAGCAATAGTATTTTCTCCAACCCTTGTTACTGCATATATGAATGGAGTAAATATGGGAAGTGCTACACCTAATAATTCTCCTAATTCTTGGGCTGTAACATTAGATAGAATACAAATAGGAAATCAAGTTCCAATACTTATTAAAAACATAGCTTATATGCCAAGTGCAACAGCATTAACAAATTCTCAACTTTTAGCATTAACAACATAATGAAAACACTATATTTAAGAGCAGAAACAAAAGAGGAATTGGTTAAAGATATAAAACAACTATTTCCAAATTACAATGGAGAAACAGATTATTCTGATGGAACAAATCATCTTCATTACATAGGTGATATAGCAATACAAGATGCAGTAATAGATGACAAAGGAAAAGTAATTAAGCCACCTATTTTTTCAGGTAAACAACATTGTGATATTTTACTTAATCAAATATTTGAAAATGAAGAAGAAAAAGAAAATTTTTTATCTCAATTTAAAACTTTAATGATGCAACCAAAAACACCTAAACATTTATTTGCTTAGTTATTTAAAAAAACTAGAAAATTTGAATCTAAATATTAAATTTGTAAACACATACAACAAATAATATGAAAAAATATAATTTAGAATTATCAGAAGAAGAATTACAATTAGTTATGTTTGGATTAGGTAAATTACCAGCTGAACAAAGTTTAAATTTAATCTTCAAAGTAAAAGAAGAATATACAAAACAAAATCAACCTATTGTTGCATCTGATAAAGATGAAGAATAATATGCAAAACTTAGAGCCTCAAACTGATTCACTGTATTGTGTTATTATAGCTTTTATGTTTTATTTTTTGCAGTATTTGTTAAATCATACTCCAGAACTACAACTAATAGCTATTAGTATTACTATCATTTCTGGTAGCATTGCTATTATTTTAAATTTACCAAAACTTATTAAACTTGTTAAATCTTTTTTTCAATGAAATACATATCTTTTAAAAACAACCCTTACACTACTATATTAGGATTAATAGTTACTTTAATAGGACTAGCTTTATTTACATTGCCTTATTTTATAGAACTACAAGAAAATGTTGAATGGTATCAATCAGCAGGTTGTTTTGCAGTAGGTATTTTGTTATTATTATCTCCTGATACTTTATTAGGAATAATTAAAAAAAAATCAGATAGTATATGATAAGTAAACATATTTCAACTGAAGAAGCTACTGTTAGTCCAACAAGTTTAAGATTAGGAATAAATAATACTCCAACTCCTGAAATACTTGAAGCTATGAAATTAGTAGCTAATAAATGTTTTGAACCTTTAAGAGAATGGTATAAAAAACCAATAAAAATTAATTCTTTTTATAGATCTCCAGCTCTTAATAAAGCTGTAGGTGGAGCTGACAAACCTATTAGTCAACATACTAAAGGTCAAGCAATTGATTTATCAGCTGGTTCTAAAGAAGAAAATAAAAAACTATATGATTGGTGTAAAGCTAATTTAGAATTTGATCAATTAATTTGGGAATACGGAGGAACTTGGATTCATATAAGTTATAAAGCTGTTGGCAATAGAAAAATGGTATTTAATGTAGGATAATGACATTAGATGAAAAAATCATTTATCTTGAAAAATGTTTAATAGCATTTAAACCTGAAGATGAAGAAATGAAATTAATGTTAGATATAATTAAAGATATAAGGAGTTTAATAAAATGATAGAGTTTGGATTTTTAAATGTATTAATATTTGTTTACCTTAAAACATTAATGGATATTACAGTGCATAAAGATTATTTTAAAAAATGGGGTTATAGTAAATTCTTTTGGAAAGAAACAGCCGAAGGGCCAAAAACAAGTTGGTTTCATAAATACTTTCCAATGTTTTATGATATATGGCATTTATCTACTTTTTTACAAGTATGTCAAATTTGTTTATTATTAGCTATACCTTGTCATAATCCTTATTGTTTTCCTGTATTTTTAATATTTGGTGGATTAACTTTTAACTTTTTATACGGTCAAGCAAAATGAAATATTTATTAATTTTATTGTTATTTTGTTCATGTTCAGCAGAATATCATTTAAAACAAGCTTTAAAGAAAAATCCTAAATTAGGAGATTCAGCAATTAAATATGTTCCTTACATTAAGGATACTACTATTTATGTAAAAATTTATGTTAAAGGAGATAGTACATCACAAAACAGTAAACAAATTATTGATTCTTTGCAAAGAGTTTTTAATGATAGTTTTACAACAGTTTACCAGCTAGTTGATTCTTTAGGAAATGTTAAAACTAAAGTTATAAGAAAACCTTTTTATATTCATGATAGTATTAATGTAATTATTCGTGATACTATTCAGACAAAATGTCCACCTCAAGTAATTGTAGAAGAAGGATATAAAAAAATGTGGGTTTGGTTATTAATTGCTATATTTGTAGGAATATATGGTATGACCATATTTTTAATTAAATGACTGAAGAATGGCTACTAAATCTGAAATCGTCTACAACATATTAAACCTAATGCAAGGAGGAAGAATTTCTGATGATTTTCTTCCAAGTTATCAACAAATGTCTTTTATTGTTGATTATAAAAGAGCACAATATTTAAGACAAGATCAAACTAAAAACTATTTTGATAATGATTTTTATTATCAAGATTTAGGTTGTTTAGAGTTAGTTAAAGTAGATAAAGCTGAATGTTGTGAAATAGATTTAGGATGTGATATTTTAAAAACTAAAATAAAATTACCTGATGCTTTAAGATTTGAACAAAGATTAGCTATTAAAGTTAATGCTGTTGATAAAGCTACTAGATTTCAAATTATATTACCTGAAAGAGCACAATTTGTATCTTCAAGTAAATATGGTTCATTTGCTGTTAGATGTTATTGGTTAAACGGTTATTTGTATTTTCCTTTTAATGAAGAACTTACAAGAATAAACGTAAGACAAGTTTTAGCTGACCCTAGTGATGCTAAAAAGTTTACTTGTGGAGATGGCCCTTGTTTTACAGATAATTCTGAATATCCTTTACCTGCTGATATTATAGATTTGATTACTAAAGATATTATAAACACTGAAGGAAAAGCTCTATTAATAACAGAGCATGATACAGAAAACGATGCTACAGCAGGTACAAACAAAGGATAGTTACGAATATTATAAAGAAAAGAATAAATCTAAAATATTATATAGTGTTTATAAAGACATTATAGATGTCTTAAATTTTAAAGTTACGTCAGAAATCATAAAAGGTGAGAAATTTGTCATGCCTTACAGATTAGGACAAATATATGCAGTTAGAGCTGACAGAGCTTTTAAACTAAATAAAATAGGTAAGCCTAAAATGTTAATAGATTTTGGTAGTACTAATAAACTAAAGAAAGAAGGTAAACTAGCTAAAGATAAATTTGTCTATTATACAAGTCCTGAATATTGTTTTATTAAATGGTCGTTAGCTGGAGCTAGAGTTTCTGGTATTTTTGCTTATGTTTTTAAACCTTCTAAAACAAATGGTGTAGAAAGTAAAGTAGGATTTATGAATAGATTTTACACTTTTGTAAACTCTAATGAGCTTAATTCACTTATTTACCCTAAAGAAAAGAAAAAAATAAAATAAGAAAATAGTATATTTGCTAAAAATATATTAAATTATGATGTACAGGTCTGTAAGCTCTAAAAGAGTTATTGATAAAGTTTTTGGAGCTTTTGGCAATATAATTTCTCAACACTCTGATAGATTAATAGGAGAATCTGTATCTTGGATAGGTATGGCATTAGAAGGAATTGGTTCTACAGCTCCTTTAGAAAACATTACAAAAAACTTTGAAGTTAAAAACGGTAGAGTATATTTACCTGATTGTCTTTATCTTATAAGAGCAGTTGCTTATAAAGATTCTTGGTTATTATACGGTTCTCAAACTTTTAATTATGATTTACATTGTACTGATTGTGTAAATGAAAGAGTAATTAAAAATGATTTTTCATATATTGTTAATAACGGTTATATATCTACAAGTGTTCCAGACGGAGAACATATTTGTATAATGTATCAAGCATTTCCTGTTGATGATGATGGGTTCCCACTTATTCCAGACCACTATTCTGTTAATGAAGCTTTGTTTTGGTTTATTACTAAAAATTTAATGTTAGGTGGATTTTCTCATCCTGATAAATCTATTAACTATATGCTTGCTGAACAACAATGGTTAAAATACTGTACTCAAGCTGAAAACGAAACTTCAATGTTTGATATTCCTAAGATGCAATCATTTATTAATCAATGGGTTCAACTTATACCTAAAATTGATAGCTACAAAACATTTTTTCAAGATTCAAATAAACAAGAAGTATTTATTAATCAAGATTTTAGAACTATTAGATAATGAAAGTATTTACAATAAACACAGACGTTGATCCACAAAATCAACCAGAAAATACTTCAAGATTAAATGTTAATGTTAATGTTAATGCTGAAGTAGGAGGAATAAGTAATGATTCAGGTTTTGTTGAATTAAGTGAATATAATAAATATATTAATGCTTCTGGAACATCTTCTCAAAAAAATAAAATTTGTATAGGTAAAATATTACTTCCTGATAACAGAATATGTTTATTTAGTTATTTTAATCCTCAACCTAATAATGTATTTATTACTGATGTTAATCCTTACGGAGAAATAGGTATTCTTCAAAATGATAGCTATACTCCTGTAATGAGAGATGGTAATTATTCATTAAAATTTGACCCTAATTTTCCTATTGAAGGAACAGCTAAAACAAATGGTTTAGGAGAAACTATTGTTTATTTTACTGATAACAATACGGCTCCTAAGTGGTTAAATTTAACTACACCTCAATTACCTTTAGATAATTTATTAAATTTTTCAGCTTCTAATTATAGTCAATTATTATATTTCCCTTCTTATACTCAATCTAATATTCATTTAGATTCTGTATCAACAGGTGGTGGAAATGTTCCTACTGGTACTTACATACCTTTTATTGCTTGGGCTGATGAAAATTATAATGATTCTCCTGTTATACTTCCAGGAAATGTAATTTCTATTGGTGGAGGTACTTTTCCTAGTCAACAATATGATGGTGCTGTTCAAGGTACTAATTCAGGTAAATCTTTTACTTTAAGAATAGATGCTGCTGATTTAAATACTAATTATAATTATGTACATTTATATCTTGTTCATAGAGAAGGAACAGCTGATATTGTTTATGATTATGGTTTTACAAGTTATGAAACAAGTAATGATTTAAAAATAACTGTATCAACTATTGATAATCTTGTAAAAGTTGATTTAGAAACACTTACTGTTAAATCACCTTATTATAAAACAATTAAATCTATTACTCAATTAGATGATGTAATGTATTTAGCTAATTTAAAAGCTAGAGAAGATTTTGATTTTCAACCTTATGTAAATGGAATAATAGTAGATTGTGTTACAAAAGAAATAGATGTTAATAATGATTTTACTAATTATAGAAATGAAGTAACTATTTATGATGATAAATCTTTTATGTGGGATGAAGTCTATGCTTTATATGCTTCATATACAATACAAGATGAATTTGGTACTTATGAAACTAAAGCTTATCATATTCCAGGAAGACCTGCTTATAATATTCAATTAATTAAATCTAGTGGATTTTATGCTTCTTCTAATGAAAAAGCTCTTATATCTACATTATCAGGAGAAAATGATAATTTGGTATTTAATGGCGGTAATCCTGATACAGACCCTTCTCCTGGAGGCCAAATTTATGCTATTAATAATAATGCTAAAGTATTTCATGCTTTTCCTTGTAGTTATAATAGTAATGTTACAAATATTTATGGTATAACTGGAGCTAATGGTACATCTAATATGGGATATTGGGAAAATGAAAATGAAACATATCCTAATACCGATAGTTGGAAAGCATTAAATAATTCTGGTACATTATTATATGATAATAGAAATCAAAAAGTAAGACACCATAAATTTCCTCATCCTTCTCAAGTAGAAAGACAAAATACAGATCCTATATTTATGCACTTAGATAATGTTAGATTACCAGCAGAATATAGTAGAATGAATATTTTAGGTATTAAACTTAAAAATATTCAAACACCTCCAGGTTTTGCAGGTAAAGTTAAAAAATTAAATATTTATTATGCTAAAAGAACTATTAATAATAGAACAATTTTAGGGCAATCTATAGGTATTTATAATTGTGAAATTTATCCATATTACCCTATTCCAGCAGTTCCTCCGTCTGGTCATATTGATGCTACTGGACAAGGATACGATTTAGATAATTGGACAGTACATTCAGGAGGAAATATAAAATTAATAGAACAACATATTGGTTTAAGTTCTGGACCTTCGGGGCCTAAAGGAAGACCTGTTAATACTTTTTTAAATACTAAATTTATTAAATGTTCTCCTTTTGATGTAGTATCAAATGATACTACTATTCAAGGAGTAACTCATATTTCTTATTTATACAATATAGAAGCTAATTATAAATACATTTCTAGTAAAGGTAATACTTCAAATTCTAGGGGTAAAATTGCTGCTAATTCAAATTGGTTTTGGAATCCTACAGATTCATCTATTAATAATGATCCTGTTTTAGCTATTAATTGTTATAAATTTAGTTTGAACAGATTAATTAGAAAAGTTAAAAAAGGTAATTTAATAGAATCTGTTCCTAATTATCCTAATTTAGATTCTAAAGGTTATCCTCAATCTGAATTTAATGCTGGAGTATATGGATATTCTAAACAAGTTAATCATTATCGTTCAGATAAAACAGCTTTGTTTGAACATTATAATGTTGAAGGATTAGATTATTATTTAGGAGCAAATATAATTCAAGGAGATGGGACGGAAGGTGGAGTAGTTCCTTATTTAAATGGAACAGATGTAAGACCAACAACAACTATTCCTTTAATTAATTTAAATCAATTTAAACAAAATGTTTATTTTAATTTTTCAGAACAAGAATTAGTATATCTAGGAGAAAGTTTTACTTTTGGTGGAACAGTAAATAATATTTATAAAGGTGATACTTTTACTAATTTATACGGCTATAGGTCAGTAACTGATTTAGCATCTGTTATAAATCCAGCTCCAGTACCTGAACCTGATAGAAATGTGTCTTTAGAATTAAGATTTTTACATTTTTTTGGCTGTCAATCTACTTCTAATATTAATTATAGAAATAGTGGTACTAATAGTTATGACATATATTTTCCTAAATCATCAGCTTTTGATGTATTAGGTGTACCTTTAATGGGAAATTTAGGATTAGCTAACTATTATGGTTATAATAAAGATTATTCAAGAGGTTCTGATATTATTCAGCCTATGATTAGTGGATTTATTAATCCTAAATTATCTACAGAATTTCCTACTAGAATACAAAGAACTGTTAAAAACAATCCTGAATCAACTATTGATTATTTTAGAGTATTATTAACTGATGATTATATAGACTTAGAAAAACTTAAAGGTTCTATTTGGGCTATACGTTCTTATAATAACAAATTAGCTATTCTTTTTGAAGACACTATTAGATTAACTTTAGGTAGAGAAGTAATGAAAACATCTGCTACTGATGCTTACATTGGTTCTGGAGATATATTCTCTGTTAAACCTGTAGATGTATTAACTACTGATGGAGGTTATGGAGGATGTACAAGTCAATTTTCTATTTGTAATACTCCTTATGGATTATTTTTTCCTGATTTAAGAAGAGGTAAAGTATTTTTATTAGGAGAAGGATTAGAAGAAATATCTAAAAATGGAAACTTTAATTTCTTTAGAGATAATATGGAAATTACTGTTGTTAATTCTGTA